GATATTATTGACATCAAATGGGTACAGAGCAAAGAAGCCAAAAAGATAATGTCCTGGTGTTTAGATTTCTACAAGGAATTTAAAAAAGCCCCAAATGAAGATATGCCCGACCTCTACATGGAAAAACTCAGAACCACCAATATACAGAAATCAACTGCTAAATTAATCGAAATGATATTAGAGGATTTATCTGAAGAATATGAAAGGGATTCTTTTAATGTCGATTATTTAATGAAGCAAGCCATTTTATACGCTAAAGCCTGTAAATTAAAAGGCTATGCTGATCAGATAAATGAACAAGTTGACGGCGGAAACATATTAGAAGCCGAAGCATTGGCCGTAAATTTTAAACCAGTTGAGCAATTATTATCAAATGCAGTCACTCCATTAGGAACAGCCGAACAAATAAAAAACAGTTATCAGTCACTTGGTGAGCCCTTAATCAGATTACCGGGCTTAACGGGTGGTTTGGGGGATATGGTTAATCACACGTTAACCAGGGAAGCTTTTGTCGTCTTATTAGCCCAAAATAAAGCAGGAAAATCCTTTCAATTAATGAAATGGGCAATGTTAGCCGCACAACAAGGTAGGAATGTTGTTTTCTTTCAAGCTGGTGATATGTCCCAGGCGCAACAAGAAAGAAGAATGGGAATCAGCCTTTCTCATAAATCAGATTTAAAAAAATACTGCACAGAATTATATATCCCAACAATGGATTGTTATTATAATCAAAATGGTGATTGTTCAAGGGCAAATAGGGAAGGGGGAAGAAACGCTGATTATCCTTTTCAGGGAACAAAACACAAAGATATAATGGAAACAATGAAATTTAGTGATATCAAAACAAATGTATTAGATTTTCCGGATCATAAACCCTGCTATGATTGTAAAAGAAATGGGAGATTAAAAGATTTTAAAGGGAGTTTATGGTGGGATATTAAACCACCTGTAAAGCCTTTAGGGTGGAAAGAAACATATCATTTAATCAAAAAGAAACATAAACATATCTTAAACAGGATTAAATTAATTACGTATGCTTCAGAAACATTAACCATGAACAAAGTTAATTTAGAACTGGATATATTGGAAAAAATGGGTTTCTTTGCCGACGTTGTTATTACCGATTATTTAGATATATTTGAGCCGGATATTGATACCAAAACAATGAAACCAAATGATCAGGAGAATAAAAAGTGGCAGAGGGCAAGAAGGATAAGTCAGGAAAGGAATGTTTTATTTTTGTCTGCCTCTCAATCAGATACCCAGGGATTCGATAAAAAGTTTTTAAGTAAAGCTAATTTTAGTACTGATAGAAGAAAATTAGATCATGTGACGGCGATGTATGGGCTTAATATGACTGATGAGGAAAAAAGGAAGGGTATTATGCGCTTTAATGATATTGTGGGCAGAGATACGGAAGGCGGTCATTTTGTCCATGTTTTACATAGACTTCAAACGGGTCAACCAATTTTAGGGAGTTTTTATTAAAAGGAGAAAATAAAATGGAATGCTCAAAATGTAATGATACTGGGCGCACAATGATAGATGTTGACGCCCCAGGTGGTAATGGTTGTGTTGCGGGATATTGTGAATGTGGTTATGGTATAGACCTTTCAAGAAAAGAAATTTGTTACATCTGCAATTGTCATAAAGATGAAACTCCAGAAAAGTCTTTATATCCATATGTCCATGATTCATTTGCATGTAAAACCTGTTTATCATCAAATAGTGAAAAAAGTTTTTAAAATTATCAGATAACTTTTGTATTAGTATATAACAGGTGGGTGAAAAGCCCATCAATTATTTTTATCCAGTGTAGTAAATGTATGTATTCGTTTTATTACTTTAAAGGCTTGTTACCAAAGGAGGTTATCGTGTGAGTACATAAATATATTAATTTCTGAAAAATAGGAAATTAAACATAAAGAAACCCTTATAAGGGCGGTCCAAATAGGATCGCCCTTACTTAAAAAAAGTTTTTAAATAAATCAATCCAAAGTAGTATTAGTATATATAAGCGTTTTAAAAGTTGTTAATCAAACAAGGAGAAGTAAAATGAGTACATTAAAAATGAACCCGGCAACAATCAAAAAAGCCGGAAAAGAATTAGAAGGCATTATTGAACCTGAAACAAAAGATGGGGAACCAATTAGCCTGTCTGAAGGTAAAGTAAAAGATTTAAAATCCAAAATTATTGAGGCGGCCGAATTATTGACCGGGGAAGATGAAATTTCTGATACATTAAGATTTGTTCTTGGGGAATATGGTGTTAAAATTGGTGAAGAAGATGTCATTGAAACTGATGAACCAGATGAAGAACAAGAAGTGAAATCAGAGAAAAAAGAAGATGAACAGGGGCACGAAGTCTGGACTTATGAGCAATTAAATAAACTTCCCAGAAAGAAACTTGAAAAAGTTGCCCTTAAATTATCCAATCCGCTTGATTTGGATGATTACAAAGAGAAAAAAGACCTTTTACTGGCTGTTTGCGATGTTATGGGGCTAAGTGACAAGGAAGAAATGAAAGCGCCTAAAAAGGGCAAAGAAAGCGTTGAAACTGACGTGATTGAAAAAGAAAAACCCCCTAAAGTCAAAAAAGAAACACCGAAACAGGAAAAGAAAGCACCTGCAAAAGTCATTAAAAAAGGATATAACAGGGGGATGTCAGTTAGTGAATGTATTAAAAAAATGGCAAAAAAAGGTTTTACAATTCCTGAACTGCAAAAAGCCTCTGATACATTGTACTGTAAAGAAACCGGAAACAATGGATTTGATTACGAATCAAACAAAATGCACCCTGCCACGCATATCGTAAATTATATGCTCCACGGCCTTGTTGAATTCGCTATTCTTGAAAAAAATGAAAACACTTTTACATTTATTTAAAGGTCAAAAATGAAAATAGGTTTATTTGATTATGAACAGACAAATTATCCTAATCTTGCGCTGATGAAACTGTCAGCGCATCATAAAAATAAAGGTGATTCTGTGGGGTGGTTTCAAGGTCCTTTATTAAATTCATTTGATAAAATATACGCGTCTAAAATATTTACGTGGACAAATGAAAATAAATTCCTTCCAAAAAACACAAAAAAAGGAGGAACTGGCTTTATTCAAGAATTTGAAGATAAAAATATGCCTGTTTTACCAAAAAGCATAGAGCATATCTGCCCTGATTATTCTATTTATCCAAATTTGCAAACGTCTTATGGTTTCTTGACAAGGGGCTGTCCTAATAATTGTAAATGGTGCTTTGTCCCAAAAAAAGAAGGCAAGATACGAAAACATGCAGATATAGAAGAATTTACGAAACATAAAAATGTTATCTTAATGGATAATAATGTTTTGGCCCATGATCACGGGATTACGCAAATTGAAAAAATAGTTAAGATGGGGTTGAAAGTAGATTTTAATCAAGGTTTGGACGCAAAATTGATTGATAAAAATATTGCAAAATTATTATCAAAGGTTAAGTGGTTAGCTCCTTTGAGATTAGCCTGTGATTCTATTAAAAATGTACCAGATATTCAAAAAGCAATTAAGTTATTAAGATGGTACGACGTAACTCCACGGAATTATTTTGTTTATGTTTTAGTTACCAATATCGACGATGCTATTGAAATTATTAAGTTTCTAAAAGGAATGGCTGTCACACCCTTCGCTCAGCCTTACAGGGATTTTAAAGGCACGAAACCACCACGAGAACAAAGGGATTTTGCAAGGTGGGTGAATACCCATAAACACTTTTATAAATGCACCTGGAATGAATATAAAAAAAGTACAGGATATCAAATATGAAATATGAAGATTTTTTACACAAGAAAACACATGCAAGACATGAAATGGGATTTAAGCCCTTATTTATGCCTGATTTTCTTTATCCTTTTCAAAAAGAATTAACTGAATGGGCAATTAGAACAGGAAGAGGTGCTTTATTTGAGGATTGCGGTTTGGGGAAAACACCACAATTTTTAGTATGGGCAAAGAATATCGTAATGCACACGAATAAAAATGTATTGATTTTAACCCCTCTTGCAGTGGCCCAGCAAATTGTAAAAGAAGGTGAAAAGTTTAAAATAAATTGTACTCAATCGAAAGACGGTAAAATAAAAAGTAAAATAACCGTTACTAATTACGAAAAATTACACTTTTTTGATCCAAAAGATTTTGTAGGTTTAGTTTGTGATGAATCTTCTATTTTAAAGAATTTTGATGGAACAAGAAAAAAACAAATAACAGAATTTATTAAAAAAATGCCCTATAGATTATTGTCAACTGCAACCGCTGCACCAAATGATTATATTGAGTTGGGAACGTCAAGTGAAGCTTTGGGAATGCTTGGCTATATGGATATGCTCAATAGATTTTTTAAGAACGATCAAAATAATTCAAAAACTGGTAGGCATTACGGTAAAAAAATGGAATGGCGTTTTAAAATGCACGCTCAGGATATTTTCTGGAAATGGGTTTCATCCTGGGCAAAGGCCATAAGAAAACCAAGTGATTTTGGGTATGATAATGGCCCTTTTACCTTGCCTGATTTAATAGAGAAGCAACATACCCTTAATGTCACAAAAGCACCTGAAAGAGAGTTCTTTGTACGAGCAGCAATCGGCCTAAAAGAACAACGAGCAGAATTAAAACAAACAGTAAAACAAAGATGTGAAAAGGTTGCTAAATTAGTAGACCATAAAAAACCTTTTTTAATTTGGTGCCATAGAAATGATGAAGGTGATTTACTTGAAAAATTAATACCAAATGCAATACAGGTTGCCGGAAAACATTCAGACGATCAAAAGGAAGAAAGATTATTTGCATTTCAAAACGGTGAAATACAAGGATTGATAACAAAACCAAAAATAGCAGGATTTGGTTTAAATTTACAACATTGCTCCCACATGACTTTTTTTCCATCTCATTCGTACGAACAATATTATCAATGTGTGCGTAGGTGTTTGCGATTTGGTCAAAAAAATGATGTCACTGTTGATCTTGTGACAACCCCAGGCATGGCTGGAATATTGAAAAATTTGCAAAGAAAATCATTAGCAGCTGATAAAATGTTTGTGAATTTAATTAAATATATGAACGAATCCGTAAAAATAAAAAATAATGTTGACTACTCAAAAAAAGAAGAGGTTCCAAAATGGTTGTAAATCAAAAAATCACGAAAGATTATGCACTGTACCACGCTGATTGCATTGACGTTTTAAATGAAATACCAAAAGATAAAATACATTTATCAATTTACTCTCCTCCATTTGGCGGTTTATATCATTACTCAAGTTCAGAAAGGGATCTTTCTAATTGTTCAAGTTACAGTGAATTTTTTAAACATTACGAATATGTTGTTGACGCTCTTTTCAATGTGACATTACCAGGACGAATTACGTGTGTTCATTGTATGGATACACCTTCCGGTAATTCTGGTTCAGATCATTTGATTGATTTTCCTGGTGATATTATCAGATTACATGAAAAAATAGGGTTTAAATACATTGCAAGATATTCTGTTTGGAAAGAGCCATTAGGTGTTCGCAATAGGACAATGGCTAAGAATTTAGCGCATAAAACAATAGTTGATGATTCGTCAAGATGTTCTGTTGCTAGTGCTGATTATCTTCTTGTTTTCAGAAAAAAAGGTGAAAATAAAGTACCAATAGCCCATCCAACCGGATTATCTAATTACGCAGGAAGGAGAAAAATACCGAATGAATTATTAAAATTTAAAAATTTTGAAGGTAATCAAATTAAAAATAGGTATTCCCATTGGATTTGGCGACAATACGCCTCTGCATTTTGGGATGACGTGAGACTTGAAAGAGTATTGCCGTTCAAACCTGCAAGAGATAAAGATGATGAAAAGCACGTGCATCCATTGCAATTAGATGTTATTGAAAGGTGTTGTGTTTTATGGAGTAACCCTGACGAAATAGTATTGACGCCTTTTATGGGTGTTGGTAGTGAAGTTTACGGGGCTTTAATTAATAAACGGAAAGCAATTGGAATTGAATTGAAAAAATCGTATTATAATCAGTCAATAAAAAATGTAGATGCTGTTGAACACGTATCTAAAACAAAAATAAAAGGCTTTTTCAATGACTAAAACGTATACTGATAATAAAAATAGAAAAGTATTCAATATTGATTTTGACGGTACTTTAACAACAGGAGAATACACTGAAAACCCTGGCCCAAATATCAAAATAATAGAAAAAGTAAAAGAATTATATATGTCAGGCAATATTATCATTATATGGACAGCCAGATGGTGGGATAACGCCCCTTTTGTTATTAGCTGGTTAATCAAGTACTCAATCCCTTTTCACGGCGTTATGATGGGTAAAGGGGGCTCTGATACGTACCTTGATGATAAAGCAATTACATTTAAAGATTTTATAAATATTAATAAGGAGAACAAAAATGAAAATCAATAAAAAAGACCTATTAGAAAAATTAGAAGCAGTTCAACCCGGTGTGTCAAATAAAGAAATCATTGAATTTTCCAATACTTTTTCATTTACCGGAAAAGAATTAATTACCTTCAATGATGAAATAAGTGTCAGGTGCCCTTTTGAATCTGATATTATTGGTACGGTGGTTGCTGATCAATTTTTTAAAATTGTATCTAAAATAGGGTCGGATAAAGAAGGCGATATCAATTTAAAAGAAAATGGTAATGAGTTATTGATTAAAGGTAAAAGAGTTGAATCAGGCGTTGTTTATGACCCGGAAGGAGCTTTGCCTTTAGATGAACTTGAATTAAAGGATACGTGGTATAAATTACCTAAAGACTTTATTGAGGGTATTAAATTAAGTGCCTTTTGTTGCTCCAATGATGCAGTCAAGCCTTTATTGATGTGTATCAATATTACAAAGAATCAATTACAATCTGCTGATCCACAAAGAGTATTCAGATACAACCTTGATTCTAAAATGAAAAAGGAGTTTTTATTACCTGCGGCTTACGTATCCGTGATAAGCAAATACAAAATATCAAAATACACTATCTCTGGTGACTGGGCTCATTTCACAACCAAAGATAATATTGTTGTGAGTTGCCGTATTTACCAGGAAGAAACCTTCCCTGATATTGATCAATTTTTTAGTGACGAAGGAAATGAATTTATATTTCCAAAACAGACAAAAGACGTACTAGAAAAAGCCCTTATATTTTGTGATGGTGATGCGCCTTTGGAACATTTCGCCTTAATTGATATCAAGAGCGAAAAATTAATTATTAGTTCAAAAGGGTCTGCTGGGTGGTTAAAAGAAACAATCCCCCATAAAAGTCAAATTGAATTTTCCTTTGATGTCAATATCCATTTTCTAATTGATATCTTAAAATCAACGAATACATGTATTATTAACGAGTATAAAAAAAACCCCCAATTAATATATTTCAAATCAGATAAATGGGAACACAGTATTAGTATTTTAGCTGGTAATTAGATTATGAAAATACTAAATCTATATGCTGGTATTGGTGGTAACAGAAAACTATGGAGTAGCGATCACAAAATAACAGCCATTGAACTAAATCCTGAAATAGCAAAGGTTTATCAAGAGTTCTTCCCTTATGATACCGTTATAGTTGGAGATGCTCACCAGTATTTGCTTGAACATTATAAGGAGTTTGATTTTATATGGGCAAGTCCACCATGTCCAAGTCATAGCAGAATTAGAAAAATGGGTGCTCAGAAGAATCTATATCCAGCCATATATCCTGATTTTGCATTATGGCAAGAAGTTACATTGTTACAACACTTTCACGAAAATAAATGGATTATTGAAAATGTTGTGCCTTACTATACTCCGATTATAGAGGCTTCATTTAAATTAGATAGGCATTGTTTTTGGAGTAATATTGTTGTTCCTTATAAGAAATTTAAACCTAGAGAAAAATCTCACAAAGATATTAATGGGGGTAATGATACTATTTTTGGAATTAATTTGTCTAAATATAATATCAAAGATAAACGAAGATTATTAAGGAACATGGTCAACCCTGAACTAGGCAAACACATCCTAGATTGTGCTCTCAATACAAAAAAGAAAAAAGAAAAAATGACATTTAAATTAGAGCAACCAAGAACAGGATTAATATGAAAGGCTTTTTCTCAGAAGAAGATATAAAAACAGATATCAATCCTAAAAGCCCGCAGTCCTGCGCCTCATGTGGTTTATATAAGGATTGTGAGACCCCTAATATGAAACCCTATGGTAATTTTAATAAAAAGGTAATGATCATAGGGGAATTTCCTGAAGCAAGAGATGATAGGGCAGGTAAACCATTTCAGGGAAGAAAAGGAAGGAGATTGGAAAGGGCTTTTAAGCAATTTGGTTTTGATATTTTTGAAGATGCAATTAATATTAATTCTGTTTTATGCGCTCCTGAAAATCTACCCACGCCAAATGAAACATATTGTTGCCGGGCAAAGGTACTTAAATATATCAAGCAATATAAACCTAAATTAATTGTACTGCTTGGCTCCTTTGCCCTTAAATCAATCATAGGTCATATCTGGAAAAAAGGACTTGGTGAAGTTGGTAAATGGAGAGGTTTTCATATCCCTGATAGGTCTTTGAAAGCATGGGTTTGCCCCATCT